TCGCATAACCGGCAAGAGCTATATTGCAAGTGCTTTTGTTTCCGTGCTGTTGAATAAAACCACTAGAGCCAGCAATACTTACCGTATTAGACGTACCCACCAACAGCCTGCCCGAGCTGTCGATTCGTAGGCGTTCGGTGCCAGTTCCGTTTCCAACTCCAAAAATCATAGAGCCCGATCCGTAATGACTTTGGTAACAGTTGCCATTTCCAGCAGCAATTAAGTAAGTGGTAGTGCTGCCATCTCCAATCTTAAGTCCAGTATTAGTTGCACCAATATCTTGGATAGCAATGCCACCAGTATTTGAACCAAAATCACTGAAATCCATACTTGAAGTACCAATCCCAACATTTCCCGAGCTGTCGATTCGTAGGTGCTCGGAACCATTAGTCCTAAACCGCATGTGGTTATCACTATGTCCATAAACAATTTCACCCACATCATCGTCGTCACTATCTCCAAATTCCAGATAAGAACTGCTGGCATTTCCAGCCTGAATCCTTACTCGTGCATTTGATTGATCAGTAGCCTGAACCCTTGAAATTACATCACTGGTCCCTTTAAGAGAAAATTCTACATTAGGAGCTGAATCGCCAATTCCCACCCTACCCGAGCTGTCGATTACAGTTTTGTTTGCTCCACCATTGCCTGTTGCAAAAACAATATCCCGCGGATTACCGTCAGCGCGAGGTTGAATAATTAGATGTCCAAAGTTGTCAAACGGATACGAACCAGAAGTGCTACCAGAGCGATAAATTGTCGGGATAGAATCACTCCCAAAAGCTGAATCAAGGCCGAGCGTTGCAATTTTTCCTGCAACTTGAAGACTAGAGCTTCCAGATGGACTAGACGTACTCACCAACAGCCTGCCCGAGCTGTCGAGGCGCATTCGCTCGGCTGCATTAACATTGAAAGCAAGCGAATCACCGTCATGTCGATAGACAAGAGCACCAGCATCATCGTCCGCAGAATCACCAAAATAAATTTGAGAGTTGCCAGTTGTTGTATTTGCTGTTAGAGCAAGTTGGATATTTAAAGATCCACCAATTTCAAGTTCATAGCCAGGCGACGTCGTTCCAATCCCAACGTTGCCCGAGCTGTTGATGCGGAGGCGCTCGGTTCCGCCAGTTGTAATCGCAACCTGATTAGCCCCAGGCCGATAAATACCCGTATCATTATCGCCAAAACTAAACGAAGGTGCAGCAGCACTACCCGTTCCAGTAACACCTAACGTCGATGAAAGTGTAGTTGCTCCGGTAACGCCTAGCGTGCCAGGGAGATTAATATTGCTTGTAAACTCAACTGCATTCCCTGACGAGTTAGTTTGAAGGACTTGATTTGCCGCTCCAGGGGTAATTGAGACACTGGGCTGAGTTGCTGCGCCGCCAACGGCTAGAGGGGCGACAGGTGTAACGCCAATTAAAAAACTACTAATTTCTGATTGAAGCTGAGCCGCATCAACAACCCGACCAGACGTGCCGTTTGTAATGTCACTAGAGCTAGCAAGAATTACCGTTCCTGTTGAGCTAGTAGTCGCTGCGTTGACGTTTACTACAGGAACGAATTGAGAAGATGCGTCTTTGTAGATGTAAAGCCTTGCCGGATTCACACTTGTATCAAGCCAAGGGTCTCCAGGGCTTGCACCAGTAGGCGCAGTGGCGCTAACCCAAATATTGTTAATCTTTCTTACGTTTCCTGCGGTGTCCTTGCAGGTAAGAAACGGGCCATCGGCGTTGTAATTTAGTGCTATCTCACCAAGTCCCAAGTCTGAGGCGACTGGTAATCTTTGAGATACGCCACTTTTCTTGTGGACAATATCAAGTGCCATTTGCTATCGAGCGAAGATTCTGGTATTGACCAGTGGTCTAATTCTAGCTGCTACAAGGAAGCGTCATACAACAGCTCGCCTAAGATTTTCCCGAGCACTTCAAAGGCCAGTGGAAAGTTTGGAGTACAAGCCGTCAAGGCGAGCACTGCACCCCCTGTAAGTTCCGCGTAATGTCCGGTATTTGTTGCTATGTCCCCATCGTTGTTTGGGCCTGAGCTTTGCCCTGCATTGTATCCTTGGCAACTAAGAGATCTTTTAGGAATATTTTTTACAATTGTAAGATTACTTAACTGTGTACCGGAAGTGACAATCTTAGGAGAAAAGATGACTGTAGCTTCATTTTGGCCTGTGAAAACAAAACCGTAAACCCGAGATTCACTGACACCGGTGCCGTCTGATAGAATGCGTCCAGGAACAGTACCAGCTTGTATTAGCTTTGAAAGCTGGGAAGGGCTAATGGTTGGCTCTGCGTCTCTGTCTCTGGTTCTGTCTTCTGTGTATCCATCAATAAAAACCAATATCTGGGATGCTTCAGTTCTCATCAAAAAATCCAGTTCTTGACCATTCGTTACACCCGCATCTTCTTCTGTTGATTCTGAAATAACAATTCGAGCAATGTTGTCACTTTTGCTCCTGAAAGCACCTAAGGAGCCTCTTGGACCCCCCGGCCTTGCGATGGCGTAAATAGCGCCTGTTTCGTCTTCACCATGTGCACCTAAGAGATAATTAGCATCAGTAACCCCCCAGCTTGCTCCTGAAATTTCACTGCTGTCAATAAAGACCTTGTTTGGGTTTGTGTCTGCAAAAAAAGCATTTCTAAAGCCTCCAATGCTGTATCTATTCAAAGCTGTTCCAGTGCCCACGCTTTCTGCCGCTAAAGCACTTTCGATTGATGAGATGTTCGTTTTATCTTTGAACGCAGCGATAAAACTACTATTAGAACCAGATGTGTCAAACAAGACTGTGACATCTACAGCAGCAGGCTTGCGAGTGCGAGCCTTGCTACCGAAAAAAGCGGGTACTGCGGTGACCATAATTAAGCAACCATAGAGGCGGTAAACACGATGTTTGTAGACGTTGCAACATAGTAGCCAATTAAAACGTTACCGGACAGTCCTGGCGAGTTAGTTATTGGGCTTACAAAAGTGTTGACTACCCCAGACCAATTGCTTCCATTGATTGAGGTAAATGGCGTAGTCGCTAAAACTCCTCTGGTAACCAAAATAAATCCAGACGTTCCAGCTACTGCATTTAACGGTGTGCCAAGGTCAATTGCAGCCGTATTTGCGGTTTGCTCAAAGGTAAAGTTTGTTGAATTTGTAAAGTTATTAGTGGCACCGTTCACCCAAACGCTGGGCGTTAGCTTAATTACGTCCTCTGGATTTACTGGTGGAATCTGCGCCGTTGGCACGAGACCTGTTGCATCCAGGCTTGCAAAACCATTTGCGACGCCTCTTGTGCTGCTTAGACCAGATGGCGTTACGGATTTAACCGCATCAGTCAGCGCAAGCGTTTCCGCACCAGTGGCAAGCTCAACAATTCCCTTGACTGTAGTGCTTGCATCCTGAATTAACCCAGCGTCGTTTAGATCTGGAATACGGGCAATTGGAACCTTGACTGTTGCGTCAAGATCACACAATCCGTTCGCAACACCACGGACAGACCCGATTCCTTTTGCTGTTACCGCGTTACTATCGTTTGCGTTTGATGGGCTGCTAATCCCTGCAACATCTGCATCAGTTGCTAACTGAACAATACCTTTTTGTGTTTCGCTAGCCTCAGGCAGTACCCCATCAGCGAAGGTGACAGAGCCTTCAATTGTTCCATTGATCAAAACTTCGTTAGTCAGCTCAGTACGCTGAGAAGACTGGAGAAGTACTGTAACATTTAAAGTTTCAAAATCTGTAGGTGTCGCAGGGAAGTCAGGGTCTCCAGCTAGAGCACCTAAACCTGCAATCTCGCTGTTTACGGTCTGATTTGTACCAAGATCAGTAATTACGTTGCCTTGAACTAAAAGGCCGTCTTCGTTGAAGCCTGTGTTGTAACAGCGCCCCCCAAGAAGATTTACAGCAAAATAATCAATCTTATTCTGCTGAGTAAGAGGCGTTGATTGGTACTTGGGTAAAGCTTTCGTGTAATTTCCATAGCCTACAAATTCGTAAGCATGTGCAAAAGCTCTGATCAAGCTGGGGCGGTTAAATTCTAAAGGCCAGTTAGTTCTTGAATTTAGCTTCCCAGATGGTACTGGACTAGATCCATCTGCTGGATTCCAGTTCCTTAAAGCGTCTGTGTTTTGCGGTTCAAGAATCGTGCCAGACAATGTACCATTATCGTGAATGCCAATGTCTTGATTGCTGTAGCCAATAGCCCTTAATAGAGAACTGATCCCCTTGAAATCAGTTGTGCTTCTTACTTGATCAAGAATTACGGAATTTGTTGATTGATTGACTCCTAAATCTGTGCTGTCTGGGCTGTTAGATAAGTCGTTATCCAAGACCAAAACAGAACCAGAAGAAGCACGCAAAAGCTCTACCCCCCTGGCGCCTGGGAGCATAGGCAGGCTAGCTTCAAACTTGTCTGCAGAGAAAGAAGCAAACTTATCATTTCTTTTGCTCCGGTACACTCTGTTGGATTCCATGATGGGAGTTCCCACCCTGTAATACTCAGAAGCATTGAACAAAGAAGCGCCGTCACCGGGTCTTATTACTAAGTTGTATACATCGCTGCCAAGCTGATTACCAGCATCTTTTGATTCCGATACGATAAAAAGTTCATCTGTGCCGTTTGATGGATCCAGCTGTTCATTGATTGAACTGCGATTACCTAAGCGTAAAATGTAGTTGCCTACTGGCCTGCGAGTGGTGGAGCTACCTCCGACTGTCAAAGAGTATTCGCGCTCTTCAGGCTTCCTTGTATCAGTAAGCCTGCGAATGTAGACACGATTGCCTTCAAGCGTGCTATTAGTGATAGTCGATATATTGTTTATTGTTTGATCGCTTGATACAACGACCTTGATTTGCGTAGTGCTTGTGCTTGCGTCGAATGGAACAGTTGCTAGCTTTGCTCGAACGTCAATAGCTTGATCTGTTCCCGCTCCTGGCCCCTCAGTACGACTGCTGTTTTCAATCCAAATATAATCACCCTCTTTCAAGCTATATCCGTTATTTGCAAAAGTAACTTCAGGATCGAACGCTACATCTAAATTGATCGCCCCTGTGACGCTATCGTAACCAGCAGAAGAGACGTTACCAATACCAATTCTTCGTATATTGCTCCCATCCGTCTTTACTTTTAGAGGACGGCGAACACGCTTTGCATCAAATCCGCGATCCTGAAGGAACGCTCCTCCTGTAGTGCCAATGCCTCTAAAGCCACTACTAAGTAAAGCTGTATTTCCAAAATTAGAGTTGCTGTTAGTAATCGTGCATTCGCCACCTGAAGCCGTCCAGTGGTGGACGCTTGCGCCAATAACAAAACAGCTAACTTCTTGGGTCAGCGCATTATTAATTACCTTAAAGCCAAAACTTCTGTAGTCGGTTTCGTAACACCCAGTAGAAGCGGAAAATTCACCTGAGATTCGTGATCTTATGTTATTGCTATCTGCATTTATGTACTCAGTATATCCGCTGCAAGTCTGCCAGTCCCCTCCGGTATAAATCTGCCAAGCGTTCATATCTCGCTGCAAATTTACAATCGTAAACTGAGCAACTACCATTGAACGGAGACCCGTAACCCCGTCGTTTCCATCCAAGAACATTCCACACATTCCGTAATCAGAACGCAAGCTGCAGTTAAATACATAACCAGAGCTGCCCTTAACAGAATCCGTGGCCGCTGTAACTTGATTGTCAGGGTATTCAGTGGTAATCTGTGTTTCGCCTGGGTTTATAACTTCAACGTCAGAAGCTGAAAGATTAAAAACGGTTGCGATTTTTTGATAATAAGCGGTTAAATCGGACTGAGAACAGAAAGAAAATGCTTGAAGCAGGTGATGAGAAGACTGATAGGTAGGAGAATCTTTAAAAGTAAAATTAAAGAAGAACGAGCCTCCAGTAGTCTTAAATATGCTTCCTCTACCGGTTAAGGGGTTGCCTCCTGCGCTTGGAACAGATGCAGGGCGTATTACGCTTTTACGCAGATCTGCGCCAATAATAGAAACACCCCTAGGGAGAATAACTCCCATATCGTCAGAGTTAAAAACCCTAAGGTCTTCATCTGTTGGCTCGTAACTGTTTGGCCACTGGCTTACAGCTAGACCTGTACCAGGAGCATTATCGATTACATATTCACTAGCAGCAACCCTGATTACAACACGGTCGTACAAATCATTTGCAGTACCGACTTGAACAGACAGTCTTGCTGCCTCGATTAGCGCCCTGTTAAGCGTCTTGAATGGGGCAGATTCAGAATAGCCAGAGGTAAGCTGCTGGTTGGTGAGAGGAGGCGTTACCGTGTTATCTGCTACACCAGCAACAAATTTGTCAGAGCCAATCTCTTGGTTTACATAAAGGGTGGTCGTAGAAGACGAATTAACCTCCCCTCCAGCAAGACGCAACACCGCGCTGGTGACTTCACCAGCCTGAGTACGGAACGTGTTTTGACTAATGTCAATATTGTCAATAGCTCCAGGCTGACCCGGTGTAACGATTGCCATTTAACCGAATGCTCTTTGTCCCACTTTAGTCATTATACTCCTACTTTTAATGCAATCTCGCCAGATGTCGCAAAAGAAGCAGATCCAACGATAACGTCAGTGGCCCTGACATTGACAGCGATATTCGTTATCAAAATATTGGTGGCGTAGTACAAGCCCCCTCTACCTAAAACGCTACAAGCGTTACTGACCTTGCGCTGCATCAACCAAAATTCCGCTTCAGCCTTCGCGCCACGCTCCGTTAACTGCAGAAGCTGAAGCAAGTAGCTTGCGTCAACAGCTCTATCACCGTTCGCAGCTGAATGATTAGCCTCTCCGATCTGAAAATCGAACTTCCCTCCACCCGTGATAATGCTTTTTACGTTTTCGCCAAACTTCTCCCCCACCTGGGTTGTATCAACAGCAGCACCGTCTAGCTCCAAAGACCATTCAGCAAGCTCGCACTGAAGAACCCAAGGGAAGCCGTTGACTTTACTCCTAGGAGTAAGATCTGCGTCGTCGTATTCAGCAGTACCTGCAACGGGACTTAAGTAAGCAGGGGGGAAGTCACAAATGCTTTCTAGACTGACTTCGTCGCGAACATCGCTAAATCCATAGTCGCCAACACCTGAAACGCATTCGGTTAAAGCATTGTTGTATTCTTCCGTGCCAGCAGCAGCAATTAGTAACATGCCAAAATCGTACTGTGCTAAATCCACTTTATTAGCAGTGCCACCGTTGACCGCCGAACAGTAATCGGTATAGAGGCTGAGTCTGTTCAGAGAGTCTCGATAAATAAAATATTCAGCACTTCTGGTTCCTACTCCACAGTAAAAATTATCTGAGTCTTCGCCTACTCCCCTTTTGTAGAAAAAATCATCATTGCTTGATACGTGGGAACGATTTGGGCCAGTTTCAAGAAATCCACCTGCATACATTGCAGAGCCATCTGAGCACTGCCCTGACAAGGGTAAACCTTCTTGAGAGAAAAGATAAACCTCGTCTCCCGACCAAAAGTCTTGGTTGTTTAAAATAAAAGCGTCAATATCCGCTCTTAGTGCAGAAGAGTTTACGACAATAGGAAGAGGGGCTTCTCTTCTTAATCGAACAATTCCGTCAATTCCGAGTACGGCCATAACATTAGAATCCTCCAGTCAACGGCCCAGAAATCTGGAAGCCGACGCTGCAGGAAGTGACTGCACCAACGGAAACGCTGGCAGAAACACTGGTCAAAACAGCAGATCCGCTTAGCTGGCTCCCACTTGCAGAATCCAAAACAAGCTCAATACTGCTCAACGGTTCAGACGAGTTGTTAAGTGCGTCATTAAAAAGAGCGGCAGAGCTAGCCTCAGCTGGGTCGTACATGATGTCAGCAGTGCCCGTTGCTCCTCTTAACCCGGAAACATAGGAACGGTCAAAGACTCCAATTCCAGTAGTCTCCAAACTGTCTTTTGAAATGTTTAGCGACCAAGAGCGGACGCGAGCAACCACCGTTCCTCGCCACCTGAGTTGTCCGTTACTGCCAGTGCGAACAGCCATGCCTATAAGCCTTTTGAATCATTCTACTCACTAGAGTCAACCATCTAATGTTCCAATTAATTTCACGGTGACTCTTGATCGATCATTGAAAACTGATTGAACCTGGGGAGTCTCTTGCCAACGCCAAGTAACATAGCTTGGGATTTGAGCTTGCAAGGCAGAACTCATTCCATTGAAAATAGACGATGGCAGGGTCAAGGCAGTGCCTGAACCATAAGCAGAATTAAAACAAGCCAAAATCGTTGTTAGCTCTGTATCGTTAGCCGAAAACTCTAAGTCCAAAACAGCGTCGAATGCTTTGCTTCCGTAGAGCCTTGTCGTACCAGCGCCGCTGATGCTGTTAAAGCGCTTAGTGGGATAATCGCCAACCGTATAGGTCCGCTGAGTAGGTGTAAGCGATGGGAAAGAAACTGTCATTAGCCGATCAAACCATCCAAAAGCCAATTGCTGTCATTGTCAAAACCATCGACGATCAGGCTCTCATCATTGCTATTGGTTGGAAAGTGAATAGCCTCAACCTCAATGTTACCGTCTTCGTCAAACGAAAGAGATTGAGTCTTGTATGTTTGGACGTTAGTGCTTCCACTGTTTATGCAGAACACTGAATTAGAGAAACTTGTTGAGCCGTTTTGCACAAGCATTGCTGTCTCAGTGATTGTTGTTGAAGCCCCGTCCCAAAGCAGAACAGAATAATTGCCGTCAGCAAGTGGCGGCCAAGAAGTGATTGTTCCGTCAGCAGCGATGGCACCGTTTCGCGGTTGATTGAACGTTGTGGTTTCAAGCCCTAGCTTGAATACGCCACCAATATCAAGATTGGCCTCGCTAGGGGTAGTCTTGAATTTAATCGAATGAGTTACAAGCCTGCGGAATCTGCATTCCCATTTACCTCTGTCTATTGCATGTCTTTCGCTTGTCGCGAAATCGCTAATATCAATCGACTCTATAGGAGCCAAGCTTTCAACCCCAGCCTCTCGAACTACAATTTCCCTGACAACAGGAAATAAACCCTTGGAAAAATCTCCAGTCTCGGTTCTTTCTTCTCGCCACTTTACGGAAAGTCTTGGCGGTATGCGATCCGCCGCGTCAAAATAGTTTAATTCAAAAGAGCCGTCGATTATATTACCTGACGTGAAAAGTTGGGTTATTTTCTCTGGCCCTTCAAAATTCGCTACAGGCTGTAATGCAAACTTACCATTCCTTATGACAAGATCCAGAAGAAAGTCAGCGGCCCTTTTGGCTCCCCATGTTCTAAGATTTTGCTTTTCAGTAATAGCACCGTCAAAGAAATATTTTCTTGAATAGTTCCAGGCAGCAGCAGAATCAAAACTTGCCTTGTCAATTTGCTGAGGGCTCATTATTGAGCCAACTCCGTATCTATCGTTCGTGAAAAGAGCATATAGAACGTCAGGGAACCTGCTGGTGGACCCCACGCCTTTATCCACATAAACGCTAAACTGTTGAAGACTTTTTACCTCTTCACTGCTTTTAATATTCAACCCTACGATCGCTGACGCGAAATATTGTGGGACTATGGCGCTGCTTGAAACATTGTTTACGTAAACAATCTCGTGCTCAGGCTGAGAGGCGCTGCTTGTGACTTCATTGTAAATAAAAGCCTCAGCTATCTTTGCATAAGAGTCTACATAGTACGGGCTGTCTTCTCTATTCCCGGCTAGTTCAAGACCTCCTTTGGGGTAGAAAACTGATACTCCAAAACTATCTACACTCCTAGTAATAATTTCGCCTGAGAATTGCAGTACCACTCCGCCTTCGTTAATTGTTTGGATGCTTCGCACCGAGTAGTCCAAAACAGCCAGCTGACCAGCAGCTGCACCTGTGCGTATTTCCCAAGACGATAAAGGCTCGATCCGTATCTCGTAGCGATTCTCAAAAGTAAAATCTAGCTTGATATAGTTGTAAACATCAACGCCAGTAGCACTTCTTGCTCCAAAAATAGTGCTTATTTCTGTAAAAGATGAGTTACTCGATGCGACTCGATAAGAGATGCGAAAAAAGCTATACCTAAACTCTGGGCCGGTATAGGTGCCGCTGGCAAAATTTACAGGCGAAGCACCATCGGCATCGTCGCCAAGGAAGTCGCCACATGCCTCGTTGTCTATCTCAGAGTAAGTTTTAGTATCTCTGAAATTACAAATACCTGAAATGCTTAACTGCAAGCGACTTCTAAGACCTATTTCTATCATCCTAGAGCCGCGCTCAGTCACTATATTGGCTATAGCGCAACGCATAATATGAGCATAGCCACTTGCTATACCGCTAGCTCCGCCGACTGAATCAGCGTCATTTATAGAGACAAAATCAACTGCTCCAGAGCGCACGACTGTGAATGTAGCTGTCATGTCTCTGCCTCCACCCGTGGGAGTCTGGTCAGCATTGGAGACGAATGGTTGCAAGCTACGGTCAGAACAAATTGCCAATGCGCTGCCAATCTTATAAAGCTGACCAATGTTCATTAATTCGTCGTACTGCTTTTGACGCCCCGCCACAGCACCGGCAACATCTCCTACAGTCGCTTGCCCTAAGCCGTTTCCGCGAGTAAAACCATTTGGGTAATCATCCAGAGCACATGAGCTTAGAAGCCTATAGCTAAGTTCATCGCCTTCAATTACAGAAACGCTGTTGCCGGATGTTGCTACGCCATTCTTTGCGTACAAACAAGACTTGCCAGGAAAAATTGCGTTTTGTTTGTCACGATTTGCCAGCTCTTGCCAGTCTGACTTGCAATTTACTTCATTATCAGCTCTTACAACAAACTGACTACCTGGCCTAAATGTAGGATTAACCCTGTAACCTAGGTTGTTGCCAATGAATCCATATACCCCTATTGAAGTTTGTGTAGAAGGCTTTGAAGTGAAACAAAAGGCAGGTTGGTAACCGCCGTTTGCATTTTTTACCTGAAAAACGTCACCTGCCCCGTCGTTTTCTGAGTTGGCTTCGTCATTGAAAGGCGTTACACCAGAAATATAATCTTCTGAAGTAATCCTTCCGCCAGTGTTGTTGTAATAAACAGATATTCTTCCTGTAGTAGAAAGACCTAAGTCGTATCCATTAAGAAGGTTGTTGCCAATGGCAAACTGCCCTGGGTCAACAATCATTCCTTCAAACCTATCCTCAGTATTGCTCGACTCTCCGACCAGGAAAATAGCCCTTAAAAGCTGTCCACCTCCAATGCTGTAAATCTGACTCCAAAGTAAATTTGTATTTGTTCTAATTCCACCGTAATATTTACCGTCAATCAGCTGTCGATTGGCGTAAATAATAGGAATGGTACTTCCAATCTCAACAACGTTTTGGACAGTATCAAAACCGCTTTTGGCTGTAAATTGATCCCCCCTAACAATGGACTGCCCGTCTACGTTTCTTGTTCTGACATCAGGAGCTTTTCTTACTTGGGGCTTGGGTGCTAGTAATACCGACGCAGCAGAAAGAACAAGACCAATCGCCAGGTTGATCAGAATAATGGTGAATGGTTCTAAAGCAACAGGCTCTCCAGGTCTTAGCTTGCTGTGTAAAATCGCCTGTCGGCAGAAAAAGACATACTGCTCTTCAGACATCCCAGTGATGTCAATAATCTCCCGATCCTGCGGGAGAAGCATGATTCGATTTTTGTTAGGGCTTAGCATTATCTCAATGAAATGTTTCCGGTAGAGGGAAGTTCCCCGACGCTTACCTGGGCAAGGACACGCCTTGGGATGTTTGCTTCAATTGCGTCCAAAGGGTTACCCAGTCTTACCTGTAGCCTACTCGTATCATGCTCAAATCCAAGCACTGCATACAGCTCTTCGCTGTAACGGTTTGTCTCAACCAACGTATCTGGATCAAGCCATACCGTGCGTATCTCCGCAAGCCAACGTTGATCTGATGCCGTTTGAAAAATACTTAAATCCAGTTGATTTACAGCAAAAACAACTGCCGCTGAAATATTGGCAGCCTGTATGTCAAGCGTCCCACCACTAAAGCCAAACCCGGCAAACACATAGCTTGTGCCTAAATACGTGCGCGACTCGCCTTGGAAAAAGTTTTGGAAGGCGTAGCCAGTGCTTGAACCTTCAAAGTTAAGCAGTTTTAGGTAAGTGCCAATCGCAAGCATCAGCCAAGCCCCACTTTTGACCTTGACGCAGGTCGCTGCCTTAGGTCAGAAAAGACTTGGCTACGAGCCTTGCGAGAAGCGGACTCAGAAAGCGCAAGACCTTGCTCAACGGTGAGATATTCCACATTGTTGATTACGGTAGTGTCCAGCTTAACTCTGATCGGTTCTGACATTTCAGTTGCTTGACGTTCTGCGGCTTTGCGCTCAATCACACGCTCCATTGACATTGAACTTGACGATACAGCTGCTTGACTTTGAGCAATGGCTTGTTGAGTTGAGTAGTTATTGCTGATGTAATTGCGGCTCTCGGCCATTCCATCTTTACCGAGATCACCAGAGTTTCCAGCGGCACTTAACGGACCACCGCCAGAGATAGCAGCACGACTTGCCGAAAAGACATCGTTTGGAATAATGGTTCCGTTGCCTGAAGGAACCATAAGCTCAGGCCCACGTTCGCCCACGATGTAAGGCGTGTTTGCGCTGACCGGGCCGCCGTTGGCCATGAACCCACCGAAAGAACCGCCACCAAAATCGCTAATTGAATTGCCAAACAGATTGGAAGTTTCACCGCCAGCATTAAAGCTACCCAGTCCACCACCAGGCAGCAACTTAACAACAGTATTTAAAACTGCCATTGTCACCATCTTTGCAATAATCTGACCAGCCATGTCCAAGAAATAGCTGCCAACACTTTTAAAGAAGTCAGACAATGCTTGCTTCGCACTTGTAGCACCAGTAATTGCATTTGTGAACGACTGAGAGAACGCAGTGCCAATAGCGTTTGCTGCGCCAGTGATTTGGTTGATTGGATTTACTAGATCTTCCAGTTCTTTTTTCAAACTGCGAATGTTTTGGCTCAACCCTTCCGTCAACGTGGGATCTATTCTTTGGCGGAACAAGTCGGTTTGTTGCTCAGCGTTTGGATCTCCTGCGTCTTTTCTTGACTGCCTAAACCTATCAATCCTGTCCTCGTTTGACACCAATCCAAGCTGATCGCGCAAGTTGAATAGCTCGTCTTCGGATGCTTTGGCGATTGTTTCCGAAGCAATAGCTTGGTCTTGCTTAAGGTCAAGCAGTTGACCATTTGCGGAAACAATAAGCTTTTCAAGATCAAGGTCTCGCTCCAATTTTGCAATTTTTTCTTGCAATTGACGTTCTGCGATGTCCTCCGTTGCGTTCGCAGCATTTATAGCATCTAGGTATTTGTTTTTCACGCCTAGCTCTTTCTCTCCAAAGTCAAGATTTATAGCGTTGTTTTTTATTGTGTAAATCAGCTCTGTATTATTATCTTTTTGTGCTCGAACCAGGGCGAGTGAATTTGCGATTTGAAATCTTTGGATGTCCGCCAGCGGGCCGGATCGAGTTAGCGAGTCGTACTTGTCCTGAAGCTGTGGCAGTTGCGACTTCCTGACCTTGCCGGTGCCGGTGCCGGTGCCGGTGGGGTCATCATAAACCGTAAGCTCTGCGCTTTTTTTATTTACAGGAGCCGTGAGCCTTTCCAGGCTTGACTCTAAATCTTGAATTCTGGAAGAAGACTGCTGTAGCTGGCGACCCAAACTTGCGACACTTCTTTTGTCTGAAGTTTGTTTTAGACGTGACTTCAAGTCTCTACTCTTCTTCCTTTCGCTCGCCAGAAGAGATTGAGTGGCGCTAATCTTCTCTTGTCTTTCCCCTGCCCCTAATTCCTGATAGGTTTGACCGGCTTGCAGTTTTGCGATCCCCTCAAGCTCTCTTCTCTGGCCGTTCAATGCTTTGTTAATCGCATATATCCCTGCAACTATGCCGCCAACAGCCAAAGCTCCGGCAAAAATTGGGTTAAGTGCCATTGCGCCAGTCAACAACACAATCGCACTTTTCACTCCACCTAACGTTGCAATTAAGGGGATAAGTGTAACTTTAATTGCGATTATTCCCTTAACAACTGCCCCAATAGCTGCGCCTGAAGCTATACCTATAAGTGTTGCAAGCAGTAAATCAAGATTTTTTATCAAAGGCACCAAAGCGCTTGTGAGACTCCTTGCGGCTTGAGCCGCTTTGGGAGCAATCTCCGTTGCGAAGCTTGCGAAGACAGATTGAAACTCAGCACCAATCGGCTGAAGAGCCTTACCTATCTCAAGCCGCATTTTGTCGTATGCAACCGTCAGTCTTGCTCCAGCCGACTCAGAAGACGCAGCAATCTTTTTAGCCAATTCGCCGTATTCACCGCCTAGCTGGACCAAGAATTTCATCAGGTCATTCAGGCCCACCTCGCCTTTTTGCAAGGCTTTTGTTAGCTCTGGCCCTGTGCGACCTGACGCTTCAGCGATTTTGTTAAACGTGCCAGGTAGTCTTTCTGCAATTTGATTGATTTCTTCTGCGCTGACTTTTCCCTTTGAAAAAATCTGAACGAGTGCCGTTACAGCTCCTTGAACTTGTTCCGCTCCGCCACCTGTCGCGATAATTGCAGAGTTGATATTCTTGAATGCAAGTTCAGCATCAGCAACGCCACCACCAGCGCCTTGCACTGCTGCTGTCAATCGAGTCATTCCTCGAATGGCAACTTCCTGCGGAACATTTAACTCTTCCGTGACAGTGGCAGCGGCTTGCAGTGCTCGGTTGTAATTACTTGCGTCACCTGCAATACCATTCAACGCAATTTTGAGTCTCTCAATGCTCGCTGCATAATCAGCAAACCCACCAAGCTGCTGCCTGAGCTGGCCTACCTGAGCGCCAAGTGCAGCACCAGCAAAAGACCCGCCAACACCACCAAGTGCGCCACCAAGTGCGCCACCCAGGAACCCTTCAGGGCCACCAAAAATACCGCCGGATATTGTCGCACCAGCAACTTGGGCGGCCTTACCGGGAGAGAACTTACGGCGGCTCATCCTTCTGCTGACTTTTTCCGACCTTCTGTCAAGATCGCCTATTTCGTCTGACAGCTCTTTAAACGCTTTAGAACTACGCGGAAGGGTGTTCCTTTGCTTGTCAAGTGCAGATCTAAGTCGATTTACGCTATCAACGCTATCGTTATTTGCAATTCTTGCTTTTGAGACATCTGCTCGCAAATCCTCATTTAGCTTTTTTGCAACTCTCTTCTCTTCGTTCAGCTTCCTGATTGATTCAGTTTCTGAAATATTTCTCTGCCTAAGTTCTTCCGCGAAGCCTGGGGGGAGGGCTGGTCCGGGTAGATACTGCTTCGGACCTTGCAGCTTCGCAAACGATTCTTGCGCAAAACCTCTACTGGATTCAGGGATCAGGGGCAACGCCCCGCCACTTCTCTCTAGCCCAGTACCCGGAGCCGTGGTCTGACCAGCAGCAGGCAACGCTAAAGTTTGCCGCAACCCTTGAGCTTCTTGGTTTATCGAATCCAAGAATGCTTGCCCCCTTTGCCTATAAGCTCTTCTGCTCTCAATGCTGCCGCGCCCTCTTGCAATAATTGCGCCGGTTTGTGGATCCCGGTAACCTCCAGCGCCAGGGGCAAGACCTGAACTACGCGCATACTCTTGCAGGTCTGCGATCTTTTGTGCTCTACGTGTTGACGCAGACTGAGCAGCCGCAACCCTGTCGTAAGCGTCAGCCGTACTGTTAAGTATTTTGTTCAGGTCTGCCTGCTTTGAGGCTATTCCTTGGGTAATTCTTTTATAGGATTCCCCTGGAGCTGTATTGGCTAATTGAGTTTGAAGCTCAGAAATCTCAAGATTTAAAGCTGCTGCTGTATTTGGCAGGCCAAGTTTTCCAGCTGGACCCTGAGCAAGATTTTGGAATGCAGCACTACTAAACATTTCAGCGTTTGCCCTTACCTGCTGCCTCCCTACTGAGCGACTCTGGACTTGGCCAAGTAAAGCAATCCTCGTCTGAGTTTGAAGGTATTCATTGCTCGTGAAATTAAGGGTTTTCATCCCCTCGGATAATCGACCAATCTGTCGCTGAATCTTTTCAAGATTCATCGCAGGGCGTTGAGAAGTCTCAAAGCCAGCATTAAATTTCTTGACTTCTATGTTGACTTCTTTTAATCGACCCTGCAAAACATCAATATCTTTTGCAATTTGAGCAAAGGCTGAAGACCCTGGTCTGGCTTTGCCTTTTAAAACTTCAAGTTGCGAAATTACGGCTTTAATATCAGCGGCAGAAGACTTGGCAGCATTACCTGTTTTGACAAATCCAGCCCTTTGCTGCTCTAGCTCATCAGTAGAGCCTCTAAGGGTTGACTTAAGATTGCCGATGCTTATTCCAAGCTCGCGATAAACCTTGCCGCCCATAGCGGCTTGTTCGCGCAAGCCTTCAAACGCCTTGATCTGACCTCTTATTGTCGCTTCGCTATTACCGGCCTCTGCAGCAAACTTTCGTACATCATCAGTTGCTTTCTGAAGGTCTCCGGCTGAAAGCTTGTTAAGCTGTTTTGATAAATCGCGAAACGAGCTATTTAATTTTTGCAGCTTTTCGCTGCCTTTAATGCTAAGTACAATATCAACAGGCGAAACGCTTTTACTTGCCATCTTTCTTGTTCAGCTCAGAGAGTGCAGCAGCTTCCATTACTTGAAGGCTCTCCAGCATCTCACGGGGATTGCTTACATCATAAAGGGACATTAGCCCTGATGCACCCAGC